CCGAATGGGCGGCTTTATTTTTTACCCCGCGTGACCTTGATGGCTTTGCCGCGCGGCGTGGGGCGGCTGCGTGCAGCAGCCTCATAGGAGGACAGCGCCCAGATGAGGTCCTTTTCTCCCTGCGGGCGGTTGTAGTAGTCGCCCGGCAGGATGCCGTGCACGTGAAAAAGGTAGTAGGCAAGCCCCAGCTCCGGATCGCTGCCCTCCGTCAGGCGTTTTTTACCTTTTCGATGGTCGCGCGGCGATAGCCGCTCAGACGTTCAACCTCGCGGCTCAGATCGGCGATTTCGCCGGGCAGCAGCATCGCCTTGAGCGTCTCCGCCGGCGTGATCCCGCCAAATTTGTGCTGCAGCGGCGTGCTCTTCAGGTCGGGGTCGATGCAGCCTGCCAGCAGGATCTGAAGCTCGGCGTCCTGATCGAGACGGCTTATGTCCTGCACACGCCCGTAGGGCAGAGCCTGGAGCGTGAAGATGACCGGCGCGCCGGCTGCCTCGCTCAGGCGCGGGACCTCAAACTTGGCCGTCGGCAGGTTCTTCGCCACATTGATGACCTTTTCGCCCAGCAGCAGATCCAGCACAGACGGCTGCTCTGCGGCGGCGTTCTGATTGACGATGGTATTTTCCATAATTCCCTCCAAATTTGACTATGCGCAGCGCCGCCGGTCTCCCGACGGTGCTGCGCAATATTTTCAGGTGTCCAGCATCTGATAGTCGTTGAATGTGAACGGGGACTCGATCTGCCCGAGCTTGGCGGCCTCCCAGTCCGCAAGCGTCAGGTCGTCAAAGCTGACGCCCATGAGCGCGATGCGCTGGTTGTTCGGGTTATCGGGGTCGTCCAGATTGCTGATGATCGTGTGGCGCAGGTCCTTGCCGGTCTTGAGCGCCTCGCCCTCCAGCTCAATGAGGCGGGAAGTCGCGTTATAGATGCGGATGGAGCCGGTGCCCTTGGTGGATACGAGCTTGCTGTCCTCCATCATGGCGCGGCAACGGGGAACGCTCTCCTTGGTCTTGCTGATCTTAGCCTGGCAGCCGTAGCACTCGGCGACCTGTTCACCGTCGATCCACAGGCTGCCCCATGTGCCGCTGCGTACCAGCGTGGTGTCAATAGCTTCACTCATGTGTGTTTCCTCCTATCAGGCTGCAATGACGCTCGGAGAGACCTCGAAAACGATGGCGAAGTCTTCCATGGCGTCCATGATGTTACCGTAGAGCTTCAAAAACACCTTGCTGCCGGTGTTCTCCTTGATGACCTCATTGTCGCTGAGCTTTTTGATGCGCTCTGCCTCGGTGGCATCGTCGCCGGCGGCGGTGATGAGATACTTGCGCGTCGCGTCGGCGTCGAGCACCGCGCCGGACGAACCGCTCTCCAGCACCTTGGAGTCCTCCAGACTCTTGAGGTAGTCCTGCAACGCCAGCAGCAGGACACACTTGTCATCGTAGGTGTTGGCGCACTTGCCGAAGTAGTCGTCCTCGACGCTCGAGACGGCGTAGTAGCGGATCAGGTCGATGGCCGCGGTCATCTTGATCTTCTTGAGCGCCTCGGGTTCCGTGTCGCCGATCGTGACCTTGCTGGTCACGGCGCGGCTCAGCTTGCGCACGCGGCCGTCGTCGATGATGAAGAGCTTGCCGGCGTCGACCGCTGCGTCGGGGTTCTCGGTCGCCGTCACGCCGGTCACCTCGCTCAGCTGCGCATAGGTCGCGCTGCACTGCGCGGGGGTACCGGCCAGCATACCCGCAATGCGCGAGCAGTAAGCCGCGGCAGAGAAAGCCGTCTTGCCGCCGGCGGCGATACCGGCAGACACAAAGTTGATGACGCCCTCGTAGTCCGCCGCGGTGTTGGGCAATACCGCCTTGCCGATGTAGCGCAGCTTGCGGCGCTCCTTGACGAGCGCGGCGAGCGCCGTGGCGTCTTCAGCGGAGATATCAGGCGGGCCCGCGATGTAGTCGTAGGTGTAGGCCGCCAGCGCGCCGAAGCCCGCCGCGATCGTTCCGGCTGCCGGCACAACGGAGACGTACACAGCGCTCGGGCGGTTGATGTAGCCCATCAGCGCACGCTTGATGTATGCGATATTGTCCGCGCCGAGCGTCGTCGGGATATCGCTCTCCTGGCAAACGACGTGTACGCCGTTTGCTTTGCTGTCGCGCAGGATCAACGCGACAGCGCCGCGGGAAATGCGGGTGGATACCGTCTCCGCGGCTTTTTTCAGGGTAAAAGTGAGTTCAGGCAGTCCCATACTCATTCGCTCCTTTGATAAATTTCTCCGCCGTTTACCTGCACGGAGATCTGGTAAGAGTCCGCCGCTGGAATCTCCGGCGCGGTCTCTTCGTTACTTTCCATAAATTCAAAATTCAGCAGAATAGCGGCTCTATCGATGTCCCGCGGCATACTCTGCAGCTGCGGAAGCAACCTGCGCGCTCCCACGTGCAGGACCTGCATCATAAGCTTCAGGCACGCCGATACATCGTTGTTGAGCCTTGCCCAGTTGATGTCATAGTGCTCGTCGGCCTCATCGTGCAGCGTGAGCCGGATCTGCACGTTCCGCTTTGTCATGCGCTGCGTGACCGGCGTACGATCATCGCGCGTGACCTCGAGCCAGAAAGAGGGACGCTCATAATTGACAGGGCAGACGTTGATATAAGTCCTTCGTTCAGGCCACTTTTCCAGCAGACGCGCATTGACGGCGTCCAGAATCTCCGTGCTGTTCATCCGTTCCCCTCCAAATAGGCCATGGCCTTCTTCTCAATCTCTCTTGCGCCCTCCGCAGTCAGGCGGCGGACGACGTCGGCGTCGGTCATGTGGTACATGTAGATTCCGGCAACGCGGTCGCGGCCTTCTTCCCGTCGGGACTTTCGCTTTCTCTTGGGGTGGTTGGACGGCCCGCGGACCTTGTGCCCGTTTTCCAGCGCGTTGGTGATGTAGCCTGCGGCATAGCCCCTCAGCTCGGTGTCTGCCTTGGCGCGCACGGCGGCGTAGCCGCCCCCGTCGCCGGTATAGACCTCCTGCACATTCGCCACATAGCCCTGACCGCCGATGCGGCGGCGCACCGTGGAAAGCATCTCGCGGCCGGCCTCCTCGAAGAACTCGCTGCGCGCCTTCTTCATGGCCTCCGGATAGCCCTCCAGCCTTTTCTGAACCTCTTTCAGCCCGCTGATTTCAACGCTCTGCATTATGCCTCCCAGCTGCGCTCGATCACGTACTCGTTCTTGTATGGGTCAAGGTCGAGCACCTGACGCACCGTGTATGGTGTTTCATTCCCCTTCTGCACCAGATCACCGGCACGCAGCACGATGACCTTCGGGGCCACCAGCACCCGCTGCTGCACCTCCGCGCGGTAGATGTCGTCTGCTTCATTGCGGAAGTATTTCTCCGTCAGGATGCCGGGGAAGGTGAAGCTCGGAACGCTCACGGCGACCGGACGATTATAGGCGTCGCGTCCCGTCCGGTCCTGCGGCCGCGCTGCCAGTGTCATCGACTCGCATACGGCCGCGCGGATCTCCTGTCGGCTGCGGTCGTCCGACAGCACGATCGACGTCAGAAAGAGAAACTGATCACCCAGCCGCATCGCCCCGTGCAGCGTGAGCAGCTGGTCGGGCCGGATGACAATGCTTGCCCCGCGTGCGCCGATGCCGACGCTCGAAAATAGGTTGCTGCGCTCGTCAAAGCTCACGCCGCCCCAGCAGACGCGCCGCACCTCCCAGGTATAGGCCGCCTTTTTCTGGTCGAACCGCAGTTCCAGCAGCTCAAGGCGCTGCCGCAGATCGTCCGCAAGCAGAGTCTCTTTCTGCGCCATCGCTCATTCCTCCTCACTGCCGGTGCCCGAATTGGACACCGGCTCGCTCAGCTTCAGCTGGTTCATCATGCGGCGGAAAGCGGGATTGTCGGCAACCACCGTGCCGGCAAAGCTCACATCGCGCCGGTCGTACATATCGAGCACCAGATAATTGACGCACAGATCGTACTGTGCCGCGCGCGGAGAGCCGCTGTCAGGCTCGCGAACACCCGCGGTCTCCATGTATCCGGCTGCTGCGGCGAAGAAACCGTCGAGCAGCGGATCGTCATCATCCACGCGGCAATACTCCGCCAGCGCCCTCCGGCGCTCGTCCGTCAGAGCCATCGTTTATCAGCCGCCGCTCGAGGCCTTCGGCAGCGTCGCCACGACAAAGCCCTTGTCGACGATCAGGTTGCCGCCGACCATCGCGTCGCCCAGGATCGTGAGCATGCGCTCCTCGCCCTTGATGCTCTCGTCCACGCGGACGGTGAAGTCGCCGAACAGGCCGAGCTCATAGTTGCTCGGATCGCCGTAGAGCATCGTCTGGATCGCGGCGCTGGCGGACTGCGTCGCGCCGGACAGGCTCGTCAGGTCGGGCAGGATCGTGTACGGGATGACCGTGCCGCCGTCTTCGATGGTGCCGATGTTGGGGTTGCCTGCATCGTAGCGGATCTTGAACACGCGCTCCTTGTCGTTGTTGCGCAGCTTGCCGATGGCCTTCAGGTCGGCCTTGGTCAGGTAGAGACGCGCGTTCTGACCGATGGCGTCGTCGCTGCCGTAAGCAAAGAACAGCTCGTCGAGAATGTTCTCGTCGATGGCCGTCACGTCGACAGAGGCGAAGATCGCGCTGCCCGCCACGTTCTTGGCGTTCTTGATGCCGTACATATCGGGCGATGCCTGGCCGTCGCCGTTGGCGATCAGGCCGCAGGCCTTGCGGCGCATCGCACGCAGCGCCATACCGTAGATCTTGTCGTAGTAGCCCGCGGGGCTCAGGCGGGAGATGTTGCGGTCAACGTAGCTCGTGGTGTTCAGCTCATAGGCGCTGATCTTGGCCACGCCGAAGGTCGGATCGCTCGAGGCGGTACGCGCCTTGCCTGCGTTGGTCGAGACTTTGCCTCCCTTGGCGTCCAGTTCGCTGATGACGTAGGGTTCCAGGAACGAACCCATACCGGTCAGGTCCTGCACGTAGACCTGGTCGATGATGGAGCTGACCATATTGCCAATACCGTCGCGGATGTTGCGGCCTGCGCCCGTCGGTTCCACCAGCGTGGTGGTCGCCAGCGTGACGGACTTGCTGGCAAGATACAGGCCCTTGCGCACCTCCTGCGCGCTCAGGGCGATGCTGCCACCCTTCATCAGGGTATTGCCGCGCTCAGCGGCTTTGTCCTTCTCCTCGCCAGGATCGTCCTTGCGTTCCAGGAACTGGCGGTCCTGCTCGTCGATGAAGGCCTTGACCTCCGTGATCTCATCGTTGATGTTGCCGATCTCGGCCATCTTGGACTTATAGTCCTCGCGTTTTCCGTCTTTCAGCAGCGTTTCAGCCTCAGTCAGCATGCCGGCGCGCTTCGCCAGCAGGTCATTGTACTTTCTGCGCATGATGTATCCTCCTTAAAATCTCATTTTTTCAAGCGCGAGCGCGGCTTCGTCCTGCCATCGCTCTTTATCGTCTGCGCCGCCCGGCGCATGGGGTTCTTTTCCCTCGGTACCGCCATAGCGCTTCGCTTTAACGACACCGGCTTCCGGCTGCGCGGGAACCGCCACAAGGCTGACCTCATAAGCTTCACAAGCATCGACAAGGTCAAAATGACAAATCTTGCCGTCGTATTCATGGCCGCCGCGGTGTTGGCAGAGCGTCGTGCGCTGATCCGCGCCGCAAATGGAGCAAAGCACATGCTCAACCGTGCAGCCGACGCTGCATTCGCGCAGAATGCCGCCCTCGATGGCGGAGATCGTGTCAGCCATTGATTCTGTGCGCACGGTGTAGCAGCAGAGAATCAGGCGCTTGACGTCACCCTCGCCGCTCACATAGGCGTTGTAGATGCGCGCCGTCTGCGACTTGGCGCTCCAAACGTGATCAAGCAGCACCGTCTTGCCGATGTACATCTTTGCGAGCTGCTCCAGTGTGTTTTCGGTGAACCTCTCGTTGTCGCGGTCTACCTGGTTATCACAGGCTGCCAGGCGGAAGGCGAACACTTCGTCTGCATTCAGTTCCCGAAGGGACTGCTTGTTGATGAGCGCAAGCTCTCTTTCGCTCAAAGCCTGCTTTTCAAGCCTTGCAGACTTGTAGATCATTTCCATGGGTTACTCCTCTCCGGCGGCGATGCCGCCTTTTTTTCAACGGTTCCATATCACGCTCTCCTCTCACAAAACTTAAAGCGGAGACGGCTGCCGCCGCCAAGAGAGCGCGTCCGCTCAGTTGGTTTTGGTAGCCGTCTCCGGAATGGATACATGCTAATCGCTTTTTTTGATTTTACTCGCGTATTTGTGTTCAACAGGTGTTTCAATCGCTTGCTGGACTGACCATCCGGCAGAAAGCCTGCTGACAAGGGTTCCGCGACTGATTCCGATTTCAACAGCCCATCGTGACACAGACATAGTTCGACCGGAGTAGGTCAACATATGATTGCAGCGAGTGTTGTTGCTTTGCGTTATAGCATCTGCCCAGCGACAATTTTCAGGGCAATAGTCTCCGTCAACATCAATTCGATCTATTGAGAGATCTTCCGAATATCCGTGCGTAAGCGCCCAGTCTCGGAATGCATCAAAACTGTTGCGCCATTCATCGCAGACGGTGATTCCGCGACCACCGTACAATGCATAAGCGTGAGATCCTGGCGACAAACAGCGTTCTTTCATCCCAGCCCAGATTGAATGAAGTCTGGTTTTTGAGCGTCCATCTGCGCCATTCCTTTTGCGATATGCTTTGAGACGTGCAGAACACATCTCACGATTTAGACAGCCACAGCTTTTTGTCGTACCGTTCCGGAGATATACCGACCAGACTTCAAGAGTCGAGCCACAATCGCATTTACATGACCACCATGTTTTATCTCCGCGTCTTGATGGACTCTTCTCAATTACCGTCAGCCGCCCGAAGCGCTGTCCGGTCAAGTCAATCAGCTTACCCATGCGCCGCCTCGCTTTGCAGCCGTGCGGCCATGGCAAGGATATCCTGCTGATCCTGCTCGGTCAGGGAACGGAACAGCTCGATAACGGAAGCAAGGTCATAGTCGCTTTCCATAAAAACCTCCTTGATTTTCCCTCAGAGGCTTGATAGAATGAATTTATCAAGCCGAAAGGTTTGGTGATTTGGGCGTCCACAACTTCTTGGCGGGAGGGTGGGCGTCCCTTTTTATTCACTGAGTTCTTCGTCGAGTTTTTTCCTGAACCATTCGGTCCGGCTTTCGCCTTTTTGGGCGAGCTTTCGGTCAAGTGCTTCGGCTTTTTCCTTATCGACCATAAAAACCAACTGCTTTTTGGCCTTTCTTAGTTCTCGAAAGTACTCAGCACGGCTTTTTTCAGCCAAGTTCTCACCTCCTTGTTGCTAACTACACAATACACTGTTGTTAACAACAAGTCAAGAGGTTTTTGAAAAAATTCCCTGTGCAGGTTTTCAGCCGCCTGCGCTCGCTGTTGTCTTCGCTCTCTTCGCCTAACGGGTGTCAACTCCCGGTGATCGCTTTCGGCGTCACAAGCCTTTGATGCAGTTTTCAAACATCGGGTTACTGCGGCGGTGTTTCTTTTCCCGCCGCCCGCTGGCGGCTCAGCTCAACAAATTCGCTCAGCGGCACATAGTTCAGGCTGGCATAATGAGTGTCTCCGCCGTCGATAAAGGGAAGATCCTCCAGCGCGCGGATCTCGTTGACGGAGAGCACGCCCGTGTCGCGCATGGTGCGGTACCAGTTGGCGCGGCTGGCCGCGTCGCCCCTGAGCTCAGCCATCATGTTGATGCGGATTTCAAGCCCCTTTTTCAGCTCGCTGTCGGTCAGCAGCTTATAGGTCTGCTCCTCTTCGTACTGCGTCACGATCGGATGTAGCGTGCTCACAACGTACTCAATGGAATTTTGCTCATTGGAAGCGTAAGATTGAGCCCCGTCGTTCAGCTTGTACAGCGGCACACCGAAGTAGCGGGCAATGTCCTTGACGGAGATCTCCTTATTTTCCACAAACTGCGCATCGCGGTTCGAGCTGGCGATGCTCGTGTATTTGAGGCCGAGGTCAAGGATCGCCGTGCGGTGTGCGTTGCTTGGGCCAAGGTGGACCTTTTCCCATTCGCTGCGCAGCGGATCTTTCAGCGTGACAGGAGATCCGTCAGGGCGGGTCAGTACGCCGCCGCGCTCGTTCTTTGCGTAGCCACCGAGATCGGCCTCTGTTTCCAGCACGCCGCCGGGCTGGCCGCCGTTTTGATAATACGAAGCGTCGTACTGCTGTGCCGCGCGCGCCGCGGCAATGACGTCCTCCGCACGCGACAGCGTTCCGATGCCTTTTAGTCCATTCCGTGTGGCATTTTTGTAGTGGCAAACGTCTTCGTTCGGCAGCCTCATCAGCTCGCCGGTGAACGGATGCGTGACGTCATACCAGATGCGCCCGATCTCATCATGCCACTGCTGCACGAGCTGCCACGGTACGGGGATCAACTCTTTCGGCAGTCCGGTCGACGGATCGCGGATGATCCAGTCATACCCGTTACCGCCTTCTAGTCGGCTGGTCTCCAGCACTTTTTTGCGCGCAAATGGCGTCATTGCCTCGTTCGGGCGGACATTGAGCAGATACAGAATGTCGTGCGATAAACGCTCGCGGCTGCGGTTATCAATCACAAAGCTCGGGAGCTTCGCCATGCTGTCGCTCAGGATCTCAATACAGCGATCCACGGCGCTCAGCTTTCTTGCCACGCTCTGCACATCTTCGCCAGCGGCCAGGCCGCCGGTAGAGACAAGTGTACCGACTGTGACAGCTTTTCTGGTGGTAGGCGACCGTGCGGTAGCTGCGCGGAGCCCTTTAATAACGCTCATTCAGATTCGTCATTCCCTTCCTCATCGGTATCGTCATAACCGTCGAGCACAGCACCCGCAACAAGCAGGAGACCTGCTGTGATCACTCCGGCCGGAACGTAGATCATACCGGCACCCAGCGCGATCAGCGCACATCCGAGCACCAGAGCGGCGCATTGCGCCGCAGCAGCATATTTTCTCATTCTCTCATCCTTACAAACTGAATCCCGGCTGGCTGACAGCCTCGGCGAGGTCGTGCTTTTGATTTTTTGCAATCATCCACACCGCCATCACGATGATGCTGGCGACCGTCGGGTCGATGCGCCCAATCGAGCGGTTTTTCAGCGGTTTGATATTGCCGTTTCCGTCCTCGTGGCACCGGACATTGCCAAACGTCCAGCGGAAACACGTATTGTGCACATGCAGCAGCGTATGCCGCTGCATCATGTCGTCCATTTCCTTCATCGCGGGACTCATATTCTTCAAATCCTGCGGGATCTCAATGGTGTTGACGATAGGGGAGAGCCTCTGCGTGATGGTTCGGCTCAGATACGGGTCAAATCCGATCATGCGCAAGTCAAATCGCTCGCGCGCCTCGCGGATACGGGCCTCAATATCGTCATAATCGTTCACCGTGCCGGGACACAGTGTCAAAAATCCGGCTCGCGCCCAGTCCCGGTAGGGGACATGGTCCCGTTTTTCGGCTTCGTCGACCGTTGCTTCCGGCCTCCAGATGCCATAGGGCCAGATCACGGCAGTGTCAAGCCCGGGCTGGGGAGGGAAGAGCAGCACAAATGCTGTTAGGTCGCGGCTCGTTGACAAGTCGACGCCTCCGTAGCAGATCATGCCGTCCAGCTGATGCAGGAATTCCTCTCGCGCGGCCTTCTTGCTCGGCCCCCACTGTGTTTTGTCATACAGGTTGAGCGAGATCCAGCCGACCGCTTTCGTCGTGATCCACTGATTCAGGCGCAGCCAGCGGAAAAGCCGCTCGGCAGCCTCGCTTTTCTTGGCCGCCATGGCCTCCATGCGGACGTTGCGCATGCTCAGGTGCTTGCCCAGCGAGGGATTGCACAGCTTCCACAGGCTTTCATCCCAAATGTCAATTTTTTCAAGATCATCCGGATCGTCACCGAAGAATGCCGTCAGACCGTATAGGATCGGCAGCCAGTTTTCTTCATCGCGCTCCAGAAGAGCCTGTTCCGCGTCGGCAAGGTCCTCATCCGCGGCATGCCTTAACGAGAGGACCTTGCGCGCGTCACCGCCTTCCTCCTGGATGCGGCGCAGCTGCCGGGCGTCGCGGATCGCGACAGCCTTATCATGGATCTCCCAGCCGATGCTGCCGCGATCCGGGTCGTCACCGGCCGTTGTCAGCACGATCCACACCGGTTGACGGCGGGAAGCGCCGGCTGCGCCGGTCATGATATCCCACAGCTCGCGGGACGGCTGGGCGTGCAGCTCATCAAAAATCACACAGCTTGGCTTGTAACCGTGCTTGCTGTATGCCTCGGCGGAAAGCACCTGCATTACGCCGATGGTGACCCACTTATATCCGCCGTTGCCGGTCTTGATCCGGCGGCGGTACTCAATGCGCTTGCGGCTCTCGGTGATCTTCAGCTCGCCGCGTGCGACCATTTTTGCCGTCCACGGCGCACTCGTCGCCATGAAGACCGCCGCATTGTAGACGATCGAAGCGTTTTCCTTGTCCGCCGCGCAGATATAGACCTCGGCGTTCAGTTCGCCGTCGGCAAACAGGTGATAGAGCCCCAGCGCGGCCGCAAGCTCGCTTTTGCCGTTTTTCTTGGGGATCTCAAGATAGAGATACCAATATTTTCGCAGCCATTCGGCGCTGGCTGGGGCAGGGAGGTCCTTGGTGTCCGTTTCGGACACCTGCGTCCCGTAGAATTCCATCAGTGCGCTGCGCTGCCAGTCATACAGGTTGAAAAGTTTGCCGGTATCGGTCGTCGGCAGCCGGCTGATAAAGTCGCAGACAAACTGTCCGGACTCCTGATCGTATCGCTCAGCCACTGCTTGCGCTCCTGCTCAAGGCGCTGTCCTGACGGCGGCGGAGCATTTCGGTGAATTCATCCGTCCCGCCCTGGTCGCCGGCAGCAGCACCCGCCGCGTTGACGACTGCGGTCGGAACAACGATCCGGCAGCGGGAGGTGACGGAGAGCCCCATTGCTTCGGCGCACTGGCGCGCCTGCTTGAAATAAGCGCCCTGGATGCTCGTCCATTCCTTGGCGAGCTTCTCGTCGTTCTTGCTGATGGCCGCTGCCGCCTTCTTGTCGGCCTTGGTCCAGCGCTCACGGCAAAGGAAATATTGACCGAGAACATCGCGGTCGAGCTCAGCATACAGGCCAGCGCCGTTGAGCATCTCTCCGATCTCGCAGTATTCCGGCCGGAGCCGTTTTGGCAGCCACTTGGGCGGTGTGACTTCGTCTGCCGGCGGCATGTAGATCTCGCGATCGCGCCGCTCATCAGCTTCGGCCTGCGTCAGGTGCTTCCGGCCATTGGCTTCCACCAGCGCCGTCGGCTGTCTCTTTCCGCTCATGTTCTCACTTCCTTCTCGTTGTTCCCCGTGGGGAAAATTTCTCGTTCGCAGGAGGCCTCGCGGTTATGGCACGCTTCGTCGAAACTTCAAAACCCCGGCCACCCCTTCGCAAGGAATCCCCGCGCGACGCTCCTGCGACGCGCCCGAGCGCCCAAGCCTACCGCCTCAAGCCTGCGCGGCGAGGCTTCGAGCGCCTGCGGTTTTCGTACATTTCCCGCGCTGTCTTGCGGCTGTGGCAGCTGTGACACAGGCTCTCGAGATTGCCGCGGTCACAGAACACAGCCCAGTCGCCCTTGTGGTCGACGATGTGGTCGACGTCGGTAGCACGGACGCGCCTGCCGGCTCTGGCACACTCGCGGCAGAATGGCTCACGCATTAACTGCGTCGGGCGGAGATCCTTGCGCCACTCATCGGTGAAGTACATCCAGCGCCAGGACTCGGCCTCAGCGCTGCGCTGTCCTGACCGCTTCGGCGGTTGATGCTTTGCGCAGTATCCGTCGCTCACGAGCTCGTAGCATCCCGGATATCGGCATGGTCGCAGTGGCTTCTCGCTCACGGGCTATCACCTCCGGAAAAACAAAAAAGCCTGCGCCGACACAAACTGCTCTCGCAGATCATGTGGCGCAGGCTCTCAGGCACAGGCACTCGTCGATATTCACGATAGACTCTTTTCCGCAGACCTTGCAGTACACGGTCAGCGACCGCGCTCGGGTCTCGAGATTGAGCCGAAGGACTTTTCCTCGACCGCATCGCGGGCAAAGGAGCCATCCGTTCTTTGTGTTCAGTTTAGCAGTTTTCGCTTCGGTTTGCAATGCCTTTTCCCCACTTTCTCTGGTTTGTCCGTAAATATTCATAAGGTTTCAAGAATAAGAAATCAATATCTAAAATAAAAGCACTATTTTTAGTAGCTCAAATACTTGCTGTATGAGTACACGCCCCAGTCGCTTTTTGCCTCGTTGTACTCGAGCGGCAAGATGACCGCATCCCGCGGGACGTAGATACGGCCGGCCTTGCTGGTCTTGACCTCTGGCAGCGGCACTTTGGGCTTGAGCGTCCGCGACGGCCCCCACGGGTGCTGCCCGACCTCCGGCCGCTCTTTGGTAAAATATCGGGCGAGCCTGCGGTAGCCGTCCTCTTGCAGGATCTTCTTTTTTGTGTATGGTACATCGTAGGCCTCGCCCCAGTCCCACAGTCGCCGCACGAGCACCGCAGGATACTCGCTGTTGCGCAGAAAAACGTGAATGTGCAGGCTGTCATGCAGCCCCTCGATGCGATAGACGTAGTCGACCGGCCTGCCGCTGCCCCAGCGCTTGAGGCGCTTGAGGTAGGTGTTCCAGATCTGTTGTACCTCTTTTCGATTCGCCGGTAGATTCTCCGGCGCGAACGTCAGCGAGTGGAAAACGCCGTCGTATTCAAAGAGCGCAAGCCGCAGCTCCAGCTTGTCGACGGTCGTGCGGCTCATTGCCGGCCCGCAGCGGGAACGGATGCACTCGCCGTTCTTCCGCAAAAAGCACGCACGATCCGTCGAAAACACCTTGACCAAAGGGCCCGCCCGCTGCTTTACGATGCAATATTCATCCATACAGATGACTTCCCAACATTCCGGAAACAGCGCCGGTCATATCGCCCTCAATAACGGTATTTTTCAGCTGCTTGTAGTAAATCCGCAAAAGTTCAACGCATAATCTGTTCATAATTCGTATATGCGAAGTTCTTCCGTCGCACGCGTCTGCCTCCCGCACTGCAGCATTTCTATCAAAGCCAACGCTCATCAGCAACTTAATCATACGTTTCCTTTTCATTCGGCCCACCGCAGCTTTCTCTCGACCCACTTCCACAAGTTTTCAAACGGATGCTCCACGGCATACTTAAATGCCGATGCGTACTGCACACCCACATTTTTCGCAACTGTCAAATCATGCGTCAGCCGCGACGCCTCCGCGTTCGCCCGCCCAAGCGCCGCCTCGGTATCGGCGAGCTTTGTGCGCAGGTCCTTGCTTTCCGCAATCGCTGCATTTCTTTGATTAGTCATCGTCTCAACATTTACGCGCTCACGGCGCAGCTCATCAGCGTCTTCCTTTATTCTTTTGCGCTGTACCTCTGTAACGTTGAAGGCGTTGTTAAACCGCCCATGCCAGTATTCTGCATTACCCGTTGCGTCTCGCGCTTGATCGCGCAACTCATTTTTCTCGGCAACACACTTGGCAAGCGCGTCGTTCTGTTCTTCAATTCGTTTACTTAGCACGGCAATCTCCTCGTTGGCCCCTGCATTGGCCTGCCACGCCGTTTCCAACATGTTGAGCATTTGTTCCTTCGTGGTCTTCTTCAGGTTGATTTTTTGCACGTCAATCTCCTTCCATCGTCATCTGTTGATACTCTTCCACGCGCTCGACCTTGACCACGCGCACGCCGCCGTACTTTTCAAAGTCCATCGCCACTTTTTCTTTGATTCCCTGCGGATCTGCATCGTCCGGCGCGTCCAGCGCCAGCGTTACCAGCAGCCTCATATGGCACCGTCCATCTTTGCCCCGCAGATGGGGCAATACTTGTAATGATCGATTGCATGTGCATAATATTCCTGCCCGCAATTTGAGCACTTTCCAAAGCCCCACCGACACCTGCAATTCTTGTCAAAGCACGGCTCCCACCGCGCATGTACCACCGGCGCAACATCGACGGCAGGAGCGGCTGCAACAATCTCCATTGCCATAGCGCCGTCATATCCCTCTATCCATTTTGCTGCCATGACGTTTTTCACGGCCACTTCTCGCTCAATGCATTCAGCCATTGTCATCGCCTCTATATTTGGCCTCGTACTGCTCCGGCGTAATGACCTCGATATCATCCGCAGAATAGCCTAAAGCCGAAAGGCACAGCGCCTTCGCCAGCTTGTCCTTGTCAATGGATGCAGCAGCGTCCTCGTACGACACGCCAGCCTTTGCCTCAAAGCTGATCTGCGCGCCAAATTCTCCGGCAACATCAAAACAAATCTTGTATTCAGCCATTGTCAGCCCTCCTATTCCACATGCTCGATCCGGTTCCGCAGTCGCTGCACCTTATAGACCCGTTGCTCCGCCACCGCGTCCTCGACCTTAAACTCGATCGCCATCTGGTCGAGCATGATCCCGACGTCAGCGATCTCCTCGGCGATGTTGGCAAGCGTGTCGCCGTCCACACGCCCGCGCAGGAACTTGCACAGCACGTCCTGCAGCTCGGCCATTTCCTCGAAGACCATCATGATTTGCGCCTGCGCGCCGTAGCGGCTGAGCGCTGCGAAGAAAGTCTTGCGTTCCATGTCAGTCATCTTCCATCGCCTCCAATGCTTTCTCCGCTTCTTCACGGGTGAGGAATACGGTCTTGCCAAAGTCCTGCAAAATACGTTCCATGTTAAGGAACGTGAGCTTGCTCTTTTTGATGAATCTGAACTCTGGCATGTAAACTCTCGCACGTTTTGTCACAATCAGATACACCGTATCGCACACCTTGCACGGCAGCACCACCAGCCGCCCATCCTTGTCGGCATCGGCCAGCTCGCGCAGGCGGGCAACGCCCTCCTGTTTCGTATCACGCATTACGATGTACCGTCCTTCCGCGTCTGCTCGCGCAAATTCGGCACAGCGTTCCGGAGTCAGCCCCGTGTCCTCGTAGGCGGCGAGGCGCTCCCACACTTTTCGCTGGGTACAACTGCCGCTTTCGCAATAACTGCCGCCTGGAATGACATCGCATTGCGCAATGTCGCAGAAGTTCCCCTCAAATGTCAGTCGTTCCATCACTCCACCTCCGGCCCATCCGGCAACGGCATCCACGCGAGCACCGTCGCTCTCGCTCCGCGCACGGCATCGCTGCCCCATACATTGCCCCACGGGGTAAAATATCCGACTCGCTGTTCTTTTTCCATATTACCCGTGGACATATTGTAATACTTGACCCAGCAGAGATAATCGCCGGCACTTTCCGGCAGCCGTTCCGTCACCGGCACCCATTTCTCTCGCTCCTGCAGCACCGCGATCTCCTCGGCGTAGCGCGCGCAGCGGTCGGTCAGCTTCTCGATCAGCTCCGCAGCCTCCCGCGCGATTCGGCAGCCGTGAATGCCGCAGTCGTGTTCGCGCCCGCAGCCCATGCAGGCCAGCGACCCCGTTTCCACCTTTAAGCGCCGCAGCGCGGTCAAAATCTCTTCGTTTTTCATTTTGTCCTCCTCGGCCCATAGCCTAACTGCCTGATCTCCGGATAGCGCTCTGCAAACGGGTAAAGCTGGTTGTCCCCGATATAGCTGCGCGTCGCCCGGTCAAGTCTCTCCTGGTAGACGTCTGACTCCTCGGTGCTTTGCATCGCCGGAAAATAAACGTCATACGTCTCGCCCCACTTTTCCGCGAGGCGGCTGAGGCGGTCATAGCCCCAGCCGAAGTCCTCATGCATCGTGATCAGCAGCGTGTCCAGCATGTATTGTTTCATCGTCCGCTGCATCACGTCCAGCAGCGCTTGCGTCCTCCCGTCTCTCTGCTGCAAATATCCGGATCGCTTCATTTTTCATCCTTCCTGCACCATTGGGCAGCGTTACAAGGATCATCACAGGCCTTGCAGCACTTATTGCATTGCGGATGCGATGCTTTGCATGCCTCACAGTCATCCTTGCGCCCTCTCTGTCTTTCGCTGATCAGCAGCCAGCTGTCGCACTGGCACTCGACGATATCCTGCACCGAGATCCCAGCGTCGGTCGAAATAAACGGGTACTGGTCGCTTACGCCCCCGCAGCATCGCGCCGTTAGATAGGCGCTGCCGCCCAGCCCTGTCGGATAGCTCAGCACGACCAGCGCGCCCTCCTCCGGCCAGTGCTCCGCATCCAGCGGCAGCCATCCCGGCGAGCTCGCCGCCTTGGCCGGCGACGGATCATCTGGATGCAGCGTCCAAAGGAGAACCTCGTCCCAGTCGTCATAGCCGCTTTTCAGCCTACCGTCGATGTATTCGTCATCGTCAACAATTCCGCTTTCATCGATGAAAACAATATGTGCACCGTCTGGCGGTTCAACGTCTGATTCGTGCCATCTGAGCGCAAGCAACTCTTCGTTTCGCTCTTCTTTTGATTTGATCTTTTCGCGGGTTTCACTTGCCTGCACTGGCCCATCCTGCATGCTCATTGCCGCAAGCATGTCCCACACAGTCGCCCACGGGCGCAAAATGCACTTTCGGTCTTCACCGCGCAGTCTTAGGCCCTTAGCCTCCCCCTGCCAATCAAACTCTTTGCTGCCGCCTCCGGCCCACCGAAACGCTTTTTTAAGCGTCTCGATCCCTTCCTCTCGATTTTTACATCCTCGAAGCTCTCTTTCAAGACGTTCACGGATATGCCCGAGCAACTCGATATACTTTTCATCCTCTGCGGCCTGCTCGTCTTTCGCTCTGGTTTTAACGAACTCCTGCACGTTCTTGATCGCCCAAGGTTTCCCGTTGTCGATCATCCAGTCCAGCAGACGGTACTGCGTATTGTCGTCCATGCGGGCGATCTCAAGCGCTGCGGCCTCCGGCAATCTGCCCTCTTCCCACGCCCTGCGAATCCCTGGCACCTTGAGCCCGTTTTTGATCGCGCTCAGGTTGGCGAGTTTTGTCTTATTGACCTGCATCGCCTCGGCCACGCGGTCGCGGATGCGCCCCGGAAGATCTTCGCCCGCTTCGCGGCGCTTGATGTAGATTTGCGTCAGCCGCTCGGCCTCCTGCGCCAGCACGGCCGGTGACTTAATCCTCTGGCGATTCGCCTCAATCACCGCGCACTCTTCCTGCTCGGTCGTCATGCTTGGCAACACCCGGCACAAAACGCGCTGGAACCGCTCGGCGACAGCGTCATCCTTGTAGGATGCCAGCAGCCGCACCGCATTCATCCGGCTGTGCCCGGAGATCAGCCGGTATTTGCCGTTTTCCGCGGGCACAACGGTCGGCGGCTCCAACATACCGTTTGCTTGAATGGATTCCATCAGCTCGGCGAGCTTTTCGTTGTCCGGTCTCGGGTAAAAGTTCAGCGGGTTGTCGAGGATGTCATTGACCGCGATCTCACGCGTCGTATCCGATTCGGGTACGCCCTCGACCGGCGTGAGGAACTCGCTCATGTCAAACTTGCCCTTAGCCATTGACCGCGCCTCCCTTGCTCAAATACTCCCGCGTAAAGTCGTGATACGCCTTTGTCGCGGCGTCCTTGGGCGCGTAGCCCATCAGCGTCTTGCTCGCGTTGAGGTTGGACATGCTGGCCGGCACGGACGCTCGCAGCGGGATCGCTGCCTCAAAAGCGGGGATGCCGCTCACGCGCAGCGCCTGCTCTGCGGCCTCCTGAATGCGCGTGCCGCGCCGCTTGGTGATCAGCGCGCCCGCGATGCGCAGCCGCGGATTGACCGTGCGCATGTTGGCGACCTGACTGCGGATCTCGCCCGCGCCGTGGAGCGAGAAGCCCTCCAGCTCGACGGGGATGATGATCTCATCCGCAGCGCCCAGCGCCGCCACCGTAGCCGCGTTGTAGGCGGTCGGGCAGTCGATGAGGATATAGTCCGCGCCCTCATCCTCGGCCACCGCAAGGCAAAAATCGCGGATGCCGTTTTTCGCCAGCCGCTCGCCGGTCAGGGCGGCAATATCCGCCTTTGGCAGCTCCGCGCTGGCCGGAACGATTTTCACGCCCTCGACAGGCGTGTCCTGCACCAGCTCATCCCAGCAGCAGCCGGTCTCGCCGGTCAGCACCTCGTAGGTCGTGCCGCCGTGGAGCGTGTCCGCGCGAAAAATGTCGCTCAGGTTGCACTGCCCATCTGCGTCCATCACGATGACGCTTTTGCCCGCGGCCGCGAGCTCGGCAGCGAAGTTGATCGTCGTGACCGTCTTGCCGACGCCGCCCTTGTAGTTCATAATCGCAATCGTTTTCATTTTGTCCTCCTGTTATTTCGATTTGCGCAGCCGCTTTGCCGTCTCGTACTGGTAGCTGCCCATATCCTCAAATTTCTTTTTCTCGTCTTTGATCTTCGCGTTTGTCGCATCAAGGTTCGCTTTCCACGCGAGATAGTCAGGGCATTTGTCCTGACACGCCGGATGACGGCGCTCGCACATGTAGCACTTGCTGTTGACTTTCTTTCTCATGCGCCGCCCTCAAAATTTGAAGCACTCGCGCATCGTGTACCCGAAGACCTGCGCCTCCACCAGAAAGAAATGGTGCAGCTCGTTGATCCACACGATCCTGCCGCGCACCTTCTTCCGCTCTCTCGTGCTCTTGGGGTTCTCTTTGCCGTCCAGATTGCAGTACGCGCAGGGCGTCCAGGCGATTGGCTGTCCAATATACGGCATGATGTTTCTCCTTTCTCTACCGGCGCTTTGCGCCGCTCATGCGCTCATTGCGAGCATTCCGCTCGACGAGTTTCTTGTCTTCCTCGACCTCGCGTGCCGATGTCATCGTCATCGGCGTAAAGGTCTGCTTGTCGCCATCGAACCACAGCAGCGTCCGCAGCAGCAGGCCCTCTTTGTTCTTCACGATCCGCAGAAATCGGGACGTTGTTGGGTTATAGTCCCCGCCCTCGACGGGGCGGTAGATCATGAAGATCATGTCCGCGTCCTGCTCCAGCTGGCCAGACTCCTTGAGGTCGCTCATACGCGGCTCATTCTGCTGCGGCTTGCCCTTTTTGGGCGTCACGGCGCGATCCTCGCGCGTCAGCTGCGCCAGCTCGATCACGAGCTTTTTGCGGCTCTGGGCGAAGGCGTGCAGCTCGCGGGAGATCTCCGCTACCTGCTCGCTGCGCATGATGCGCGTCGAGCTTGGCCGGATCAGCTGCACGTAGTCGATGACGACCACGTCGAAGTCGTAGGCCTCGGCAGCGCTCGTGATGTCGCTCACGCTCCATCCCGCGGCCTCGATCAGCGTAAACTTGAGCGCGGAGGCTGCGGCGCTCTTGGCCGCGAATCGCTCCCAGTCCTTGTCCGTCAGCTCGCGCCGCTTGATGGCCGTAAAGCTGATATCGTTGAGCGCGGCGACCACACGGTCCGTCACCTTGCGCCGGTCGGTCTCGAGTGAAAAGAAGCCCACACGCCACTCCCGCGCCATCCGCAGCGCCATCTGGAGGGCCAGCGCCGTCTTGCCGTCGCTCGGGTACCCGCCGATGATGACCACATCGCCCGGCTGCGTGTATGTACCGGCGTCCACCTCGGCGAGACCATAGCGGACGTACCGCACCGGATCTTTGGCTGTCTGCCGCGCCGCGAAGTCCCGGATCATGTCCTCCATCGTGTAGGCCGTGATCTGCCGCCCGCCGCTCTGCTCCTGCTGGAGCTTCGCCGCCAGCTCGCGGCACTCCTGCGCCGTGCCGGCTGCGGCCACCTGCATCGCAATCTCCTGCATGCGCCGCATGCTGGCCTGCTCGGCCATGATGGCGGCATACTCGCGCCAGTTGGCGCTGGTCATCGTGAGTTGATAGAGCTGCGCGAGATAATCACTCGATTCTTGGCCTACCTTATCGCGGATCGTCACCGCCGTTACCGGCTTAGCCCGCAGGTACAGATCCCGCGCCGCGCGAAAGATCTTCCGGTTGATCTCGATGCCGAAGTCCTGCTCGCGGACAGCGAAGAGCACATCCTTGACGATCTCGGGGGCATAGATCAATGCTCCGATGACCGCAGTCTCAGCTTCCAGCCCGGGCTGCACCTTCGTCGTGTTTGCCATGCTCACACCCCCCAGCCGAGCGGCAGCGACGCGCTGCCCTCTGTCCTGACGGTCGGAATCTCATCCGGCTTGAGCTCGTAGACGGTGAGCCAGTTGCTCGTCGTAGCCTTATCCAGCAGCGCGAGCTTCATCTCGCGTCGCCCACCGGACAGCTCGTCCAGCTTGCGGAGGATACCGTTCATGGCGCGCTCGGTCTTCACGGTCTTCTGCCGGTTCAGCTTCGTCCGGTTTTCCAGCAGCCCCATAATCGCCTCGCGCAGCTCCTCGTCGCCGCCGCAGTATTCTGCAACTCGCTTTTCGACCTCCGCGGGGGCTATAGGGGTTTGTTTCTTTTCTTCTTTGATTAGTTTATTATTTATTTGGGTCGGAAAACCCGATGACGGTTTTTCCCGTTGTCGGGTTTCACCGTTGTCGGTGTTTCCCGACAACGGTGGCGCTTCATCCTGCAAAACGTAGACGTTTCCGGCAAAATGGCCGTTTTCGTCGTGCGTCTGCTCGCGGGTGAGATAACCAACTTCTTCGAGCTTGCCGAGCAGCCTGCGGATCGTGTCTTTGCTCACGCCCACATAGGCCGCGAGGCCCTTGACCGAGTATTGCCACCCCTCCGGCAATCCGACCATAATGGCAAGCAGCCCGCGCGCATCCAGCGGCAGGCGCTTGTCCTCAATGGCGGATTTGTAAAGCACGGTGAAGCTCTGCTTGCGTCCGGATTTGATGATCCCTTCGCTCATGTCTGCACCCCCGTTTTGATGGGATTGAGCGTCACGCTCTCGCAGCAGGCGATCAGACGATCGCATAAGCCGACATAGTCCACCGCGCTCTGCTGGGCCTCGATATCCAGCGGCGGGGGAGAGGCTGTGCCGTCACAGATATGTTCTTTTTGATTTTCTCTTGCCATAAGCATTTCCTCCACCGATGTACTCAACAAAGTTGAAGAGCTTTGTCACCGTAACACTCACGCCGACGACCATGAAGAAAAGGGTCATGCCGCTCATCGTGCATACACCCCCTTTGTCAAAACGGGGCTTGCATTTCTGCGCGAGTGTGCTATACTGTTTATGCAATCGTTTTCAGGCTTGTCCGCCTGAGACACCGAACGCTTCGACGTGCCACCGTCGGGGCGTTCTTTTTTTGCGCCGTCAGCGTAGATCACTTGATAGGCCGCGGCGATGGTCTCGCGCAGATCAGCGACGATGGCGTCAAACTCGGGGCGCTCGCGCTCGTCGATGATGCCGTCCTCGGCGATCTCGAGCAGCGTGTAGATCTGGTCGGATGCCCGCCGGAAGCGGTTGGCAAGGGTAATGCTGGCTGTCGGTAACGGCTGGATATGTACGTCGGGCAGCACGCCCAACCTGTCGGTCGCTTTTGCATGCTCCAGTTCGAGCCAGGGGAGGTTGTAGAGCTCGGCCATGCGGTGCACGGTGTCATCGGACGGCGTGCGGCGTCCGCTCTCATATTGTTTCATACTTTCTGCAGAAAGTCCAAGTAGCTCGGCTGCCTCTTCCTGCGAAAAATAGGTAGCCTTTCTTGCCCTTTGGTATAAATTCGGGTACTCGGGATACATGGATTTACAGCTCCTTTCGTGATATGCTTTTAGTAGCGGATGGCTTCGCGCAGCTCATCGATGGGGATGTTCAGCGCGCGGCCGATGCTGCGCAGCTCGCGCAGAGTGAGATCCTCCGGCTTGTTTTTGCGGGCATAGATCCTGGAGCGGGAGATCTTAGCTTTCGCCCCGAGCTCTTCAGTCGTCAGGCCGGCTGCCGCGGCAGTGCCCCAGATCAGAGCAACGATCTTCTCATTGGCGATATTTCGACCCAAGTTTGTTCTCGGCATGATGCTATCCTCCTAACTCAGTGTTTCGGGCAGCCTGCTCGGAGTTTCGACGGTGAAGAGTGCGCTGACATCGACGCCGAGCAGCATTGCGAGCTGCGGCAGCTTGTCAGTGGTAGGCAGGGTGAAGCCAAGTTCCCATCTGCTGACGGCGACAGGGGAAATGTTCATCGCCTTGGCAAGATCGGTCTGGCTCATGCCTTTCTTTTGGCGGAGTTCTTTGATACGGAGTTTGACCAATTTGTATTCCTTCCTTTCTCTCTTGATTTTTGCGGTTTGCCATGGTATTTTTGAAATGTGTGTTTATACCGTGGGCAAAAAATGTGGATGGAGCGCAAGAGAATCGGACTCTTATCACACGACGGACGGGTTGTCTCAGAAACAGCCCTCGTGTGCTGAGACGCCACAGAAACCACCGCATACGATGTGAGAGCTGATATTAAGTTGTGATGTCGTGTGAGCACCAGCCGCTCCGTATGGATGAGGTGAAGGGGGCGAGGACGAGTCGAACGTCCTTCAGGCGGGCATCAGAGTAACGGAGGTTCATCCGCGGTTCCGACTGAACCATCACCCGCCGCGCGCCGGCCGCCCCAAATATAGCGAAGATGAGGTGAAGCAAATGCAAGATGTTATAGCTTTCGATCAAAACGAAACTTGCAAAATGCAATTTGAAATACCGGAAATTGACGAGTGCCCAATATGTCATCATGCTTTGCAACCAACAATTTTGAATTCCAGATATGTAATGGACGATCCAAATAGGGAGTCTCTGCTATGCCATTTATACACCACTTTTTTCTGCCCCAAATGTCGTGGCGTCTTTATGGGAAAGTTTTCAGAATCACTTGATTTGCGTTTTGGACCCAATTCGGTCTATTTGGGAGCGTACTCTCTTTCCCCTACAGTGCCTGACTATGATCGTTTCAGCGATAAGATCATAAATCTATCTGCTACGTTTGTTCAAACATACGAGCAGGCTCAGTGTGCTGAAGCCAATGGGTTGAATCAGATCTGCGGCATCGGGTATCGCAAGGCGCTGGAATATTTGGTAAAGGATTATTTATGTCATAAAGCACCCGCAGATGAGGATGCAATAAAAACAGAGGCACTTGGCAGAAGCCTTCAGCGAATCGAAGATTCACGAATCCAAGCGCTCGCGCAGCGTGCGACCTGGATTGGCAACGATGAAACGCATTATGTCAAAAAGCATGAGGATTTGGACGTCGCGACCATGAAAGTATTCATCAATGCCATGGTTCACTTTATCGATTCGGACTTGGCATTGGAGCAAGCACTTGGCATTGAACGGGCGTGAGCCGGATCTCGCTCAGCAAGCTTTTTGCCATCCAGTGACCAATAGGAAGTTGCCACGCGTACCGGATCATTGTTTGCTCCAGATCCGCGGACTTCTCGAATCTCGATGACTCGAATGACCTTGGCGCTTTCGATCGGAGAAAATGTCATCATAACGTATTCAGCTTTCTTTGGATTCGACGACATACAGCTTGCCGCCATGCAGCTGGTAGATGCCGCCAATGTGCAAGTTCTGCAGCGTGAGATAAGTCTCGCAGCGCTTTGCACGCCAGCAGATCTCCGCCATATTGTCGAGCTTGATTCTGCGCACTTTATAGAGCACGTTCTCGCCTCATTTCTTGTGTTCACGAGAGGAACTGATATGCTTGAATGGATAAAGGTCGTTGCACCGTATATCGTGGCGATCATCGGCCTGCTCGGCGGTATTTGGGTTGCTGCCCGAAACAACAAAAACCAGTTGACGGCCGCTTATTTCGACCGCATGACTGCGGCCTACGAGCAGCACTGGAAGGCGTTTTCGGAGTTTGTCTACGAGCCGAACGATACGCATCGGAATGCTTATATCGTTGCCCTCTACAACGCGAGGCTTTACGCTTCCGATGATGTAGACTGCGGCATACAGATACTTTTCGAGAAAGCGGTCGAATATACCTCTTCCGGGCGGCGCGATATACGTGAACTTGATGTGTATGCCGGGGAGTTGGAAAAACTGCTGCAGGAAGATGTTGTGAAGTATCGGAGTCGGAAGCGGCGTTCTCGATGTACTCGATGACCCATCGCCCAAGTTCCAGAATGGGTATTGCCAGCCGAGGCTTGGGTTCTTGATCGTCCTCTGTGTGTTCTCTGTAGAGACACCAGACCAGAGGCGCGATGATGATCACCCAGATCAGCAACGCGATAGGTCTCATATCGCGCTCCTTTCGTACATCTGTGTTTTAACTGTAGCTTTATAATAAATCCGTAATTACCAATCGTCAAGGTAAAAATGCGTAAAAATAAACTTTTATACGTAATCACCAATTACATATAAAGGAGAGTGATCCTGTGGACAGGGAACTTCTTGTGCAAAATATCGAACGGTACTGCTCTAAGAAAGGCGTTAAGCCGACAAATGCCTGCCGCGATAGCGGCGTTGGTGCGAGCTTTTTGACAGACATCAAAAGAGGGCAGACCCCGTCCGTCGCTAAGGTGCAGCTGCTTGCGCAGTACCTTGGCTGCACCGTCTCTGACCTGCTCGGCGAGGCGCCGGGCGCGCTGCCGGCCGTGCCGGAAGGCCCGACCGAGCAGTTTTTAAAGTTGTTCTTAAGCCTCGATGACAAAGCGCAGAACGAGATCGTCGCCGAGATGCTCAAGAGAAAAAAATAAAAAAGGTGCCCTGATCGGGCACCGAAAATAGCGAGGGGGGTATTCTATGGGAGTAGGGATCAGCCTAACGGCCGAAGAACTCTTGACGGGAGAGAAGCGAGCATACAAGGGAAAGAGTCTTGTTTTATTTCCGGAAGACTACACCGTCGTTGATATCGAAACTACTGGATTTGACCCAATGTTCGATGCTATTATCGAAGTCGCTGGCATCAAATATAAGGGGAAGAATGAAGTTGATAGGTTTCAATCGCTTGTGAAACCGGACTATAATGAAATCCCAGATTATATCACTGAGTTGACCGGCATCACAAATGAAATGGTAGCAGACGCTCCGAGCATCAAAGAGGTGTTACCGCGTTTTCTCAAGTTTATCGGAGAGGATATCGTTGTGGGGCATAATGCACACTTTGATGTCAACTTTATTTACGACTATGCGGGATATTTAGAGCTGAAGCCGTTTTCTAATGATTTTGTCGATACGTTGAGATTGAGCAAACGACTGTACCCAGAGTTGAAGAGTCACAAGCTCTCGGCACTGGCGGCGCATTTGGATGTGGAGGCGGACGGTGAGCACCGCGCTTTTGCAGATTGTGTTACAACTCAAAAGTGCCTGAGTGCGATGGATGCTTATGCTGCGCAAAATGGCGGTATTCCTGCATTGGCGGAAGACCTTTATCGAAAGCTCTCAAAGTTGGTTGTTGCAGAGACATCTGACTTTAATGTTGATAGTCCCGTATATGGTCGAACTTTCGCATTTACCGGAACGTTGGAGCGCATGACTCGCAAAGAGGCGATGCAGGCCGTTGTGAATGCCGGAGGGCACTGCACAGATGGTGTTGTTGCCGAGACGAACTTCTTGGTGCTTGGCAACAACGACTATTGTAAAGCAATCAAAGACGGAAAGAGTGCAAAGCAGAAAAAAGCTGAAAAGATGAAGCTCAAAGGTTCGGATATAGAGACTATTTCCGAAAGAGTGTTCTATGATATGCTTGGGATCTAAAGGGGCCCAGATCGGACACCGAAAATCGTGCGCACGCAAAACATGCGTTCTCCGTTTGACGTGCGTATACGGCCAGAGGTATAATTTATACAGAGGGCGGGAGTGCGGCAAAGCTCCCCCCGCGGGAAAGGAGAGCGCAAAATGGATAAGGTGATCTGCCTCGGTATGACCGGTCATCCCGAGCCACGACAATAAAAAAGCCG